TAGTAAAATTAAAAGATTTACCTAATACAGGTGAGGAGGAGTAAAAATATTAGTGATATTATAGTGTACCACTCGGGGCATATTAGGCGCAGTCCTAGTATGATGATACCGAAAAAATAATCTATACTAGGGGTAATGGTTCAGACCTGGTTAATAAATTCTAGAACTAGTGCAGGTGGTACTGTACTTAAAATTACCACAGTTATTATATAACTGGACCAATTCAAAGCACTGCGTTAGGACTTTGTTTTGTTAAAATCACTATACCGATGGGGTATAACCGATATACTGGAGCCAGGTTCGATCCCTGGAGTGAGTCTCTTCAATTATTTATAATTGTAGTTTTATTGCTTTGACACGCTATAAAAGCTCTACCTATCGGTAGGGCTTTTGTTTTTTGTACTACTATTTTTAGTACTTTTGTGTCTATGGGTATATTTAGTTATTTTAAAAGAGGACGTAAAGAAACCATAAGTAACGCCTCACGGACGACAACAACACTGACTACAGAAGGTCTACCTACCAAAGGAGGCCGGTCTAGTATTTCAGATGCGGAGCAGAGTTCCCACGAACAAATACTATCATTAATAAACGGTTCAGATAAAAATAGATATAAGGAGTTTATTAAGGCTATTAGGCACTTATGTAAATACAATAATGATTTCGGATTAGCTATAGATAATATTGCATCCTTAGCCAATACTGCATATAGTATAGAGTTTGATAAGGGGGTAAGTGATGAACAGTCTAAGGAGATGATAGCGGATATAAATGCCTGTTCTAAAGAATGGTATAGTTATTCTGAAGGATTACCATCTATGATAGGCGATTTACTTTCCCAGATACTAATATCTGGAGCATTGTCTGCAGAAGCAGTACCTACTAATAATCTGGATGGTATTAAAAAATCTGTAATGGTAGATCCTGAGAACATCGTATTTAAATATGATAAGAAAAAGGATGTATATAAACCATATCAGGAAGTAAAAGGAGTATTATCCGGTGGGGTTATGAACCTAGTAGAATTAAATCCCGTTACCTATAAGTATGCAGCATCTCGTAGATTTAGTGAGGATCCTATAGGTATCCCTCCTTTACTTACAGCCTTAGAGAGTACAGTTATAGAGAAGGATATGATATGTAACCTAAAACACGTAACAAAAAAGTTAGGTTCTTTAGGTTTCTTAGAAATAGTAGTTAATGCACCGGCTAGGAAACCTAGTGAGAACGATGAGCAGTACCAATCTAGATTAAATACATACTTATCTAAGGTTGCACCACAGGTAGAGGCAGGTTTAGGGAATGGTTATATGATCGGCTTTAAAGATCAGTTTGAGGTAGATATGAAAAACATATCTGGTAATGTACAAGGTGCTAGGGAATTATTTAACCTAACCTCTGAGATGAAAATGGCTGGGTTAAAACAGGATCCATTAATGCTAGGTCGTAATTTTAATACTACAGAAACATTAGGGAGAGTTTTATTAGCTAAATTGGTACAGAAATTAGGATCTTATCAGGGATTGGTAGCATCTTACTTAGAGGATTTATTTAAATTACACCTACTATTAAGAGGTTTTAAATTCGAAACGGTTACTGTAACATTTGAATCTGCTATGTTAGGTGATAAACTTAAAGAAGAAGAAGCACGAGCTAAGAAGATTGAAAATGAGGACAACCTATATAAACAAGGTGTTACAAGTCAGCAAGATAGGGGGTACAAGTACTAAAAAAGACGAAACAAGGGTAACAGATGAGTAAAGGGTTATTACATTTTAAGGTTAATGCAAAGGATCATTATTCACTACACGATATATCAAAGTTTGTAGAATTTCCTTACGATGATGGGTGTACGTGTTGTACTGTACACGATTCCCTATCTAAAGCTATAGAGAGTTTGGCATCTCCAAGGGAAGAGTATGAACGAGCATTATTATCATACCTACAGGAGATAGATGTTAAATATGATGCAGCCATAGGAAAATCAATTAGGCAGATAGCTACTAAACTTTCCGCATTAAATAATCCTAGTTTACAGCAGGTAAACGATATAGTAGTATTTAACCTACTTAATAACTGGCAGGATAATTTTACTGGGAAAATTCGTAGAGTTATCAGGGCTAATATAGAAAAGTTTTACCGTGAATTCAGATCTGATAAATCAATTTTTGGGGCTATAAGGAATGATATACCAGAGTCTACTCTATCTGTTACGGATATCCGTACTATGGATTATATGGCTGATATAGATGAGGTATACCTGGGTAAGTTCATTACTGATACAGATACACGTAGACGTATAACTAATTTCATTCGTGAGCAACACATAGCCGGTAATTTATCTGGTAGATTTCTTACATTATTCAGGGAACAGTTTGCTGATGTACTTAAAGGAGAGGACTGGAAAGTATCTAGGATCATTAGCACTACTATGAATAAACTTAGATCCTCTGCAGCTTTAAATTATATGAATCAGGCCGAGATTGATACATTTGAGATTAGAGGTATTCCAGATAGATTACAATGTCCGTTTTGTAGAGAGTTACAAGGTAAGCAGTTTAGTGTAACTAGAGCTATTACCAAATTGAATAAAACTATAGAAGGGGATCCTAATATAATTTCGGACACAGCTCCTTTTATCACTTCACTATTTAAGAATGCTGATGAGATCGTAGGATTAACCTCAGAACAATTACAAGATCAAGGAATAGATACACCCCCTTTCCATCCTAACTGCCGAGATAGAATAATAGCTGTAGACTAGAAAAGTAACTTTTTTCCTACTTTTACTTTAACAAAAAACAATTTACCATATTTTTGTAATAGTTATTAACAATGACTATATGAAAACTAGAAGAGCAAAGTTATCTTTTGACATAGCGGATACTAATATGCGTTTGGATATGCACAACGCAGGAATAAGTATCCCATTAAATAAGAAAGAAGATCCGAAAAAGCAATTAGAGCAATTCGGATTTTTCGGTAGCAGCTCTGACTCTAATAAATTCTACCCAGGATTAGATGTTAATTCCGATGTCATCCCACAAGAATCCGATTTTGTACGTGTACCTTTTAGATTACTAACAGCTACTATAGTAGGTGCTGGTACTTGGAAAGCTACTGACTTTAGTAACGAGTCCGTATTACGTGGTTCTATGAATGACCTAAACAAAAAACCAGTATATAAAGATCACGAGACTGATATAGATAACTGGGTAGGTATTGTGGATGGGGTAACTTGGGAAGGTTCTAAAAATGGGGTACCAGCTGGGATAAATGGAGTTATATCTATAGATGCAGTAGTAGCTCCTAAAATTGCTAGAGGAGTTTTACAAAACATAATCTTTTCAAATTCAGTTACGGTAGAGTTCGAGTGGACACCTTCACATACTTTTAGTGAGTCATATGAATTCGAAAACCGTATAGGTACCTTACACGAAGATGGTACAATGGTGAGAAGAGTAGTAACCGAAATAAAGAATTATCACGAGTCCTCATTAGTTTGGCTAGGAGCAGATCCTTATGCTAAAATGATTGATGGTGATGGTAATTTGATCCATATAGATAAATCTGCTGTTCAACTTACTAAGGATGAGCAGAAAACTAAGTTAGAAAAAAAGCGAGCTTATGCTATAGGTTTCTCGATGCCGAAAGAGGTGTTAGGGTTATCAAAAGGGAAAAGCTCTACCAGTAATCTTAATAAGACTAAAACAATGTTAGAACAATTCGTAAGAAACCTTTTAGGGCTAGGTGCTGATGTAGCTATTACTCAGGAACACCTTAACAAGTTAGCCCTTAAGTCGTCTGTATTATCAGATGAGGACAAAAACAAATTAACCTCTTTCGGTAAGATCAAAGGATTTAATGCTAAAGGAGAAGAAGCTACAATTGATTATGCAGCAGCTACAGAAGTAGTAGCACTTACTAAAGCAGATCACACTGCAGTAATTGCTGAGGTAACTCAATTGAAAGCAGATAAAGCTCAGTTAGTCACTGATAAAGCTACATTAACTGGTAAAGTTACTGAACTTACAGCAGAGGCAGCAGTAGGGGCTGATTTCTTAAAGCTTAAGCGTGAGGAAACCACTAGATTATACGGTATTTTCACTGAAGGTAAAACTGATGAATCAGTATTAAACTTAATTGAATCCTGCAGCCCGGAGCAGTTGGATGGTATGTTAAAGATGTATACTAAAGGTATGACTACCAAATTTAGTGTTACTGTTAAGAATGAAGAGACTGGAGAATTTGAATTTAGATCATCTTTTGCAACCCCTAAGGTAGATGATGGAGAGCAGAGTACTGCAGAGTTCGAAGTTACTCACCAAGATTTACACGAAAAATTTTCAAGCAATTCGATGAATATCATCGGAGCTAAGGGATAATAATTAATAATTTAAAAATCAGAAACGATGAGTATTACAACGATTTCAAAAAGTAATTCGAATGTACTGCATATAACTGAGTCTTATGGAATTGCTTTAGGCTTTCCAGCTACTCAGGAGTTATATGATGGTATGCCAGTAAAATTAGCAGCTACCGGGGAAGCGGAAAAGATTGCTAATGATGGAAGTGAGACACCTATAGGTATTGTGGTTAGGGGTAACCAGAATACATCTGTATATGAAGGTGAAGTAACAGTGTTAACTCAGTTCAAAGCCGTATTAGTAGTTAAAGCACAGGCACCTGTGACAGTAGGCGCACCTGCTATCTTTCACGACTATACCGCAGCTAATGGTTTAGAGTATAAGCCAGGAGCAGCAGGTAACACAGCACTAGGAGTATTTTTAGAAGATGGAGCTGCAGGGGATGAGGTTAGAGTAGGAATTTTAAAAACGCCTTTTACCGTAGCGTAATTTAGGGCCTTAATCATATATTAAAATGGAAAAATTAGATTTCGATAAAAGAGCTGCTAAAGTTACGGAAACACTTACTAAAAGTGAGGGTAAAATAGCTGTAGAAAATGCTCCAGAGGGGCAGTTAAATAAGAAGGAAATACGTAAGTATATTCTTACAGATTTACCTGCAGCTGTAAAACAATTAGATTCGCTTAGGACATCCGATAAGGATAGACAGCCTATCGAAATTTCTCTAGGGCAGTATGCTAAAGAGAAATGGGGATTCGCTATGAGTGATAATGGTTCACCAGATTCGTTACTAAATTTACTAGGTGTTCAGCCAGGTAAACATAGTATTCAGTCTTTAATGACTATGCCGGATTTTGATTCTGGTTTCAGATGGTTAGTACCGGAGGTTATTCGTGAGGCTATTCGTTTAGGTCTTCGTAAGAATCCAGCTTATCCTTCGTTAATCGCCTCAGAGATTAATGTAGATCAGCCAAAGGTAACAATGCCATACATCAATATGTCAGATGCAATGCCTAGCAAAGTAGGGGAAACTGAAACTATCCCAGTGGGTACAACTACATTCGGTCAAAAGGATGTGAAGTTACACAAACTTGCTACAGGTTTAAAGTTATCTGATGAAGTAATTAGTTATGTACCGTTAAACGTACTATCTATTTTCTTACAGGATGTAGGTGTTAATTTAAACATTGGATTAGATACAGCAATGGCTGAGATCTTAATCAATGGTGATCAAGCGGATGGATCCGAGTCTGCTCCTGTAATTGGGGTAAACAACGTGGCTAACGGTATTACTTATGATGATGATTTACTAAGAGCTTGGATACGTCTAAGCAGATTAGGTAAAGGACCATCAGCAATGATATCTAACGAGGATGCAGCTATTAATATCCTTAAACTCCCTGAGTTTAAGACTAGAGATAAGTGGGTAGAGCGTGATACTATTCAGTTACAAACTCCAGTACCGCAGACTACAAACTATTTTGTACACGGGGCAATGCCTGCAGGAAACAAAGTCGTATTAGTCGATCCTACTGCAGCTTTAATTAAGCTTAATAGTATGGCTCTTAGAGTTGAATCAGAAAGAATTGCAGAGAAGCAATTAAATGGTACCTATGCTAGTTTAACTACTGGTTTTGCTAACTTGTTTAGAGATGCTAGATTAGTTATTGATGGTACTGATACATTAGCTAACTTGCCTTACCCAGATTACTTAAACGTGGATGGTGTAGAAACTCAAAAATTTAAAAATTCTTAAAAATTATGGCAGATTCTAAAACATACGTAAAGCTTAAGGATACTGGGAGTATCTTTATGATAATGGAGCAGGGTATTACTGTAGTTGGTAAGAAGGTGGAAGAGGTTAAAAAATCTCCATCAGTTATCAAAGCCGTTAAACACGGGATCCTAGAGTATACTAAAAAGCCTAAGGCAGCTCCTAAAAAGAAAACCGATGAAGAATTAGCAGCAGAAGCAGCAGCTAAGGAGGCAGAGGAAAAGGAAGCAGCTGAGGAAAAAGCTAAAGCAGAAGCAGCAGCTAAGATCAAAGCAGATCCAGCTAAAGGAGGCTCTGGAGCTAATAAAGGAAAAAAGAATGCGTAAGCATTTAACAATATCCCTTAGTTAACCTGATGTCATTTCAAAAATGACCCTGAAACCCTCCTACTCGCTAGGGGGGTTTCTCAATTAAAATCAAAAGATATGCCTATAGCAGGAATAGAAGATAAAGCTACAGCTAATCACGTAAATGATTCATTATCCATATACACTATGGTACTTAATCGTTTACCTATACTTAATAATGATGATGTTAATAAGTTGTTAGTAACTCAATTCACTACTGAGGTTATGCACGAATTAAACTTATGTATTCAAAAAGAGGATACCGAGATTGGGATAGAGGCTAACTACTCAGTTATACAGCAGAGTATTATAGCAGATATTGTATGCTGCTATTTGTTAATAAGTACCTTTGTACAGAATGCTAACGGAGGCGTAGAGGCTCCAGATGGTACTACAGTAGGGGGTAACTCGTTCCTTAAGAAAGCCAAGGCCGGTAGTGTAGAGGTAGAATTCGATCAGATTTCTGTGAAAGATTCTGCAGCACTAGTTAACAGTGGTCCAGCTTTATTAGAATCATTCAAACGTAGTGCTATTAAGAAAGCTGCTACCATTGGATGTATTATAGATATTTGTGATGATTGTAGTGTTACTATTATGAATAACTCTACTCCAGATACTCCTTTTATAGTTGTTAACTCTTCTAATTGTGGTTGTTCGTAATGCCTAGTTTATTATCAGCAGGACAAAAGGCCAGGATTAGAAAGGTTATACGTGACGTAACAGATACGTTTATGGTCACGCCTATAACTTACCATATTTCATCTACTCAGTTTGATAGATGGAATGAGGATCAGGAAGGGCAAATATATGTAGATGCTAACTTTAATGTTTTGGAGGAAGCGATTACAGATGATAATGAAATAGTTAGAAGTCCTCAGGGTAACCAAGATTTAGCCGAGGTAAAATTAACTGCAAATTTGGAAGATTTACAGGATAGATCTTTAATAACTTCGGATTTTAAAACTATCTTTAATGCAGCAAAAGACTTTTTTACTTTACGAGGTCAAGTATATAAAGTAATAGATATTTATGCTGATGGGCCATTAGATGAAAAAAATGTTTTGGTTATTATTGAGGGAGCTCTAGATAAAAATGCTATAATACCAGGTAATAATCCTGTAGTAGGGGATGATATACCGGTAGATGAAATTATAGCAGGTAATTTAACTAGTCAATTAACAGATTTAACTAATAGGGTAATAGTTATAGAGGGTGATGATATCATACCAATTGAAGATTTACCACCATTACAATAATAAAAAAAAATTAAAGTAAAAAATTATGGCTTTACAGAATAGTGATTTATTTCTAATAGAGAGAGCAGGAGTACAGTACAAAATGACCGCAGATCAGGTAGCTGATTTTGTTGGAGCAGTTAAAGATTTTACAGCTGCTACTATAGCTGATAGAGATGCAGGTACATTAACTCCAACTGGTACACCTAAAGTAGGTGATAGAATTTTTGTAACGGATGCCTCAGCGGATGCTAGTGTAGATGCAGGCTGGGCTGTATACAGATTACAATCTACAGGACCTAATGTATATCAGAAGATACAGGAACAGGAGAGTATGGATCTTACTATTACTCCTGGAGGATCTAATTTATCAGTTACTAGAACCGCTGCCAGTGTAACTATAGTAAATGATAGTGGGGATGATGCAGTAATACCTGCAGTAGATGCAGCCAATGCAGGAGCAGCTACCCCTTCTATGTTTATTAATAATCACGTACCAGCAGTACCTGGATTAACTGCGCAGACTAATCCTATCAATATAGTAGATGCTACCCAAACATTCACATTTGGTATAACTTAATTGGCGGATTTACCATAATATATGCCAGCTCAGTTAGGTGACATATTATATGCCGAAAGGTTAGGGATAGCTGGTAAAATATCTGTAGATGATATCCTAGCCATAGCTAGAGCATCCGTAGGGTTTCACGATGATGTAGATGTTAGTGGTTCCGATAATAATAAACAAGTACTTAAGAATAATGGTGCAGGTTTATTTTTAAAGCGTACTCTAAATTTAAATGATCTCGATGATGTTAATACTACAGTAGTTATACCAGAAGAGGGCTGGATTATGAAACATAATGGTACAGAATATGTACCAGTTATGCGCAAAATAGTTAGGAAGAGTGGTATAGTAGTTAATACTACTACGAATTTAGCAGCTGGAGTAGTTATAAGTCAGGCATTTAATTTTCAACGTATAGGATGGTACTCCTTCGATTTAAATACTAATTACTCAGGGGATGCCACGGGTAATGATGCGCAGATACAATTAGCTATACAAACCGGAGCAACTATAACACCATTAACTGTAATAAGTGACGGTCTTATACTAAAGTTAGAGCAAAAGGATGCAGCTGGTAATGATGGAGATGGTAGGGGAACTAACCAGAAAAATTTAGCATCCGGCAAGTATTTCTTATTTGTAAATACTATAGGGCCTCGTACCGTGTTAATGCGTATAAATTCTCAGACTAACGCGGTAGAGACTGCTACTTGGGAAGCATCTATAAAAGTAGAGGAAGAATTTGGAATAATAGAACAATAAAAACAATGGAACAAATAAGCAAATACATATACAGTTTTTCATATTCTGAGGCCGGTAAGTTATTACCCCAAGGTGTTAATGATAGTAATAAAGTAAATTATTCTAAACTTTACATTCAAATTTTTGGCAGTGAGATCCCTGGTATAATATCCGTTAAAGGTATAGAAGGTGAGATATATTGTGCTTTTAATCAAGCTCTACAGGATACTGAATTAAGTAGTACAGATCCTCTATTACCCGGACTGATACAAATAATTAATTATCACGATGGTGCAGAGCCTGAAACATCAGAACACAAACAATCTGCACGTAGAAAAGGATTCGATAAAGTTGTACAGACAGCTAAGTATCATCCAGACCTAACAGCAGTAGAGATTAATGCGTACCTAACCAGTATAGATAATTATAAGAATTCGTATATAACGGATGGGGAGAAAGCTAATCTAATTGGTAAAGTGTTCTTTGATGCAGGATCGCACGGGGATCCTACAGATACCAGAACACAAGCAGAGAAGGAAGCACACCCGCATTATGCATTCTTAAACAGGATAGTTAATACTGAAGGGGTAATGGTATGGCAGTTTTTAATAGATCAAATAGGTAAAATTTTAGAAGTATGAAAATAGTATTGCAATTTATAGGGTGGTTACTATTGGTGATTTTAGCATTTTTATTATTCATTATCCTTTTTCCTTTTGGTATAATAGCCTTATTTATTAAAGCTTTTTACAAGCACAAGATAGGTAACGCCCTTATTTTTATTACTAAAGGTTTAAAGGCTCGTGCAATTTCAATAGATCAAACCGGTAATACATTCTGTGATGAGCTATTTAATTACACTCTAGTGAAAAAGGGATATTATCCTTACGGTAATCCGGATGAAACTATATCTGGAGTAACAGGTAAAAATAAATTAAGAAATAAATTAAGTAAGATTGGTATAGCTTTAGATTTTATTTTGGAAAAATTGGACCCTAATCATTCGATAAAATCTATCGAAGAGGATGAGGATTGGAAAAATAATCATTAAATAATAAGCTATGTACAATTTAATTACTG